TGTTGTGTCCAATTTTCAAAGGCATTTCTAAATCTAAAGTCTTCATCATTGATGACAGTGATAGTCCAAGGTTCAATTGTCCTATCTCCCGCAACTTTAAAAATTCGACCCCTGAATGGGATGTCAACGTTTGCTATTGTTTGAGCAGGTAATTGTGCTGCCTTACACATAAAACTAAAAACTTCTGCATCCCAGTTTGATGTAACATTAGGTGGGAGAGTAGTAAGTTCTACCTCAAATAAATTCGGTCTAGCACCGCCACCTATCAGTTTCGACTTAAACTGTGAAATGTTTCTGTTTGTTCTAGTAGTTGCCATTGATTGATTCCTCCTGTTGTATATTTAGAGCTAGAACTTAAACTCTACCTGCGACTTCTTCAAAGCTGATACCAGTTCTGGTAGCAACGAAGGTCAAGGTAACGTAGTTGATAGACTTTGCAGGCTTCAGGAAGATGTCTGCTCGGAATTCGTTATTATCAATAACATCAGGAGTGTTATTTGTGGTGTCACAAACAACTAGGAATCCATAAAGTCCTCTCTTTGCCTGAATATCACGTAGATATGGTTCCACAATATTGCGGAAGTTTGCTCTTGTTAACTCATCGTTGAGTTCAAAGAGTTGAGCCTGTGCTGCTTTTTCAAGTGCTTGCTCGATTGTAAGGAACAGACGACGAACGTTTATTCTGTCGAATGCTGATGCATATCCAAGTGCAGTCTTATCACCGAAGAGAAGTGTTCCAATACCAGGTGTGGTAATGAAAGAGTTAATTCTTTGAGGATAAAGTCTGTCTCTTTGTGTTTTACTTGGGTTATATGCAAGTTTAACTGCATTATTAATAACACCTCTTTGCTGTCCAGCAGGTGAGAACCAAGGGTAAGCAACTAGATTTGTGCGACACATTAGACCAGCAACATCTCCGTTACATGGAACATAACGGAATTCATTGTTAAATCTGTCGAACATATACTTGTAACCACTATCAAATACACCATAAGATGAGGAAGCTAGTGGACTAAAGAAGTTAATTACATTCTCAGTCTGAGTCTCAGTGTTAGTAACATTAACAACGTTTGCTCTATGTGGACTAATTGTTGCCATGCAGTCCTTTCTATCTCCAGCAATTGAAAGCAATTGATTTGCTTTTGCTTGAGAATCAAATTCATTACTACATCCTGGTCCCATAATGAGGTAATCTACTGCGACCTCATCCTTATTAGAGAACAATCTATAAGATGTCATTAGGTCTGCTAATGTAGCACTCATTCCACCTTTTGTTTCACCAGATGGAATTGAACCATAATCTTGACCACCTGATAATGTATAAGCTACATTACCCAAACCAGAGTAAGTAACACCCTGTGCATCTAATCCCCATAATCCATCACCAGTTGTGACTGGAGTACATACTGTAGAGAATCCTGCAGCACGAGGATTAGTTCCCCACTGATTATCTTTAGCAGCAGATGGGTTCTTACCTGCGTAGAGATTATCTGAGTAAAGTGCGAGATAATCCTTATAGTAAGTTTTTTGTGGTGGATTTACTGAAGAAACAGTATCTTTTGCCTTAGAAAGGTTAAGATGTTTCTCAACAATATTTCCTTTAATACCCGTTAATCTACCTTCATCATCAACTAGAACAACGTGTAATCCGTCGTTCTTACCTTTTCTTTCAGTAACAAAGCTACTATCTAAAGGTTTAGGTGCTAATGTCTTCCAGTAAACAGTGGCATTATTAATTCCTAATGTTTGCTCATCATACCAGTCTTTAACTGATGCTGGAGTATAGGCTGCACTAGCAGATTGTCCAGTAGTAACACCAGAGTTATTAAGGAATTGAACAGATGAAGTTGATTTAAACGCAGCAATTGCATTTCCTTCAGCATAATCAATTGGGAAGTAAGAAGTTATACCACCAACTGCTGATATTCTATCAGTAATCTTAACATCAAATGTACTATTACTATTAGTAGAGTCTGTACTTACACCAGTAATAATTCCTTTTAGGAATCCTGTAAGTGAACCAGTTGTTCCAATTCCTGGAATAACTTGTCCATCTATATTTGCAGTAACAGCAAATCCAACACGAGCACCAGCATCAAATAAGTTATTTGTACTAATACCAATTACTTGGTCTGCGAAATTATCAATCTGACAAACCTTTAATGTGTTTGCCCAAGTTCCTGGGTTCTTAGAGCAATATGTAAATGTTGCATCACTCTGATGATTGTTTAGATAATCATCATAGTTGTAAACTTTAAGTACTGCAGTAGAAGCAACACCAACACCTGCGTTTGCGTTGTTAAGATTACTACCTGCAGTTCTAACTACCTTAAGAACACCACCATATGAAAGGAAAGATGATGCACTCATCCAATATTGATACTGTGCATCAGTTCCTATGGGTGAACCAAAGGTGTTAACTAAATCTTCTTCTGTACTAATTTCTATGATGTCATCAACAGGACCTATTTCAAACGGTCCTGCAATAGCACCGATATTGTCTAATACGTTATCAGCTCTTCCTATTGTTAAATCAACCTCCCTTACCAGTACTCCAGGAGATAATTGAGGAGTTGCCATGTTGTCTTTC